CTCGTAAGTTTTTTTTGTTACTTTGTCAATAGACTTAGGATCATCTTTTACATCTGTTTCAGGACCTGTTTCATCTTCTTTCGATCCTGCTCTATCAATATAAGAAGTTAATTTCATTAATGTGCTATCACCTGGCCAGATTCTTTTATCATTTTTATCTGCACCACCTAATGAACCTCTTTTTTCCCATTTATCTTTTACCTTTTGTAAAAGTGCTTGACCTTGTTTATCATCTTTACTAATAACCTTGTCAAAGGTTTTCATCATATTATTATAAGTTTTATCACCATCATATCCTTTTTCATCAGGATTAATTTTCATTACATTACGAACTGCTGTCTTATCTTTTTGGTCAAATCCTTTACTGCCTGGAAACGTTTCTTTTGTTTTTACGTCACCTGCTTTTTTAAGTATATATTGACCACTTTGTTTGGTTACACGGCCAAAATATTTACCATCTCTTTCGTATGACCCACCACCTTTATGTTTTAGGCCTAGATTTTTAATTTGTTGTCTAACTCTATCATATGATTGATCTGACATTATTGATTACCTCCTCCTTATTCTTCTTTACCTTTCTCTTGTTCTGGTTCTTGTTCTGGTTCTGATTCTGGTGTTCCGTTACCAATTATTGATTGTAATTTTTCTCTATTTGCTTTCATTTGAGAGTCAATACGTTCACCATCAGATTCTTTAGCTATTTCATTATCAATTTCTTCTTGTTCTTGTTCATTTTGTTTTAATATTTTTGTTCTAATATATTGATGAGAGAAATACTTACCAACATATTGTTCTAAATCTCTAGCAAGACCGATTCTTTCTCTTAACATTTCTGTATGTTTTAATTCAGCAAAGTATCCATCTTGTAAGAAACTATAAGTTATATCACCTGCAATTGAATCCCATTCTTCAGGTGCAATAATACCTTTAAGTATTAATTGTGTTTTTAACAGATCGTGGAATAACATACAAAATTTCTTTCTTAAACGACCTACAAATTTAGTAAACTTAACTTCATCTCTACTAATTTCTGCAGCTCGGCCAAGATTAAATCCTGTACCACTTTCTAATCTACTAATTGGTACGTTTAATGATCTATAAAGTTTCTTTTGAAAATACTCTATGTCAGCGATCTCACCTAAGTTTTGACCACCAGGTAAAGTTGTAATTTCAGTTCCTCTCCCACCTTCTCTACGAGGTAACCAAAAGTCTTCTAACATTGACATATAATTTCTATCGTCTCTTATTTCACCTGTACTTGCGTCATAGACAAGTTTATCTCTATATCTTGCCATAACATCTCTTAAATATTGTTCAGCTTTGATTTTAGGTAAGTTACCTACATCAATATAAAATATTCTTCTTTCAGGTGCTCTTGCGATACGATAAATTACAACAGCGTCCTCAATCATTCTTAATTGATTTACTGGTTTAATTGCTTTGTGTAAATAAGATAATACTTGATTATGCGTTTGATCTACAAGACCTGATGGACAATACGAAATAGCATCCGTTGCAATTTGTAAACCACCTGCATTTGAAGTAGCTGTTGGGTGTATTCCTCTTTCATTGAAAATATAATACTCTTGGTATTTGTTTTCAAACGCAAAAGAACCTGGCGTACCATCAATTCTGTTTTTTCTTATTTCTCTAATTTTTTTGATTTTTCTAGGATCAATGTATCTTAATTCTGTGATACCTAGTCTTGGTGAATCTTTTTCTATAATCTTATGATAAAATAATCTACCATCAACATACCATCTTCTAAAGATGTCGTGGCCTTTTATATCAAAGTTTAACAATTTCAATATTTCAGAAAAAGACTCTCTTATTTTACCTTTAATCTTATCGTTATATTCTAACTTACTTAAATCAACGTGTACGGATTGTTGATTTTCATTAGAGACTATTGCTTCTGAAACAATATCCTCTATCGCACTATCACATTCTGGATGTAGTGCTATTTCTCTATATCTTCTTATTAAATCTAATTCGTTACGAGCAGTAACATCAAATCCTCCGTAAGACGCAAAAAACCCACCAGCGGGGACGGTTTGTGTACCGTCATCCGCTTGAGGTGGGACTATATTTTGTCTTGGATCTGTTGATGGACCTTTCAGTCGCTCTATCTTAAACCCAAATAGTTCAGCCATAATTTATCCTCAATTCTACTTAATTATTTAGTCGTGTATTAAGTAGTAGTATTTGTTTCAAAGTATTGGTATCTATGCGTTGCAGTAAAAGTTTCTACCGCATTGTTAGTACCATAATCTAAAGCAATGTCGTCCAATGTTGTTGGGAACATTCCTCTAAATGTATATGATTTAATCACGTTGCCGTTTCTATCTAGTTGGTCAACGAAAGCATCAACTTGATAGTCTGATGGATTAACTAGTCCTTCGTTATCGGACATATTGTTAATACCATTTAACCATCTTTCATATGCGTTTCTGATTTTGAAGTCAGTATCATTTAGAATTGTAGTAGCCCAAGTTGCAAACGTTCTATCACCTGCAACATATAACTCTCTTCCTCTAAATGGAATAGCAACATCTCCAATCGTCATTCCTGGTAGACTTGTTGATGAACAAAGGAAAGACATATCTTCTGTTTCTCCTCCAACACTTGCAAATCCTGGGAAAGGCATTGTCACTCTGAATTGGTTAGCACGAGCGCCGCCGCCTCTTAACTTACTTTTAAAGTCATTAATATTTGGCATTGTTATTCTCCTATGCTCCTACCACTTCTTCAAATGCAACACCTGTTCGTGTAGCAACGAATTGTAGAGTTATAAAGTTGATTGATCTAGCTGGTTTGACAAAAATGTCTGCTCTAAATTCATTTCTATCAATGACATCAGCAGTATTATTTGAGTCATCACATACTACTAAAAAGTCTGTGATACCTCTTCTGCCTTGTACATCTCTTAGGAATGGTTCAATGATTGATCTAAATTGAGCTCTTGTAAACTCATCA